AGCAAAGGAACCGAGCTAAACCGAACGATGTTGGTGGCGGTGACATTGATAGCGCCGTTACCTGCGCTGCCTCGGCTGTACGATTCAAAAATGCCGCTGCCAATCCATAGAGTGTTGAAGGTGCCGTCAACGCGCACAGCGTGGGTTTCCGACAAGACGGAATAGACGTTGCTGACTTGCACCAAGTGGTTGCTGCCGGACGAGATGTCGATGACGGCAGATCCCGGCAAAGCAGTAGCCGGGGAAGTAGGGGGCCACGCTTGCCCCAAGTGGAACAAGTTGGAGATCTGCAAGTGAGCGTTGCTGCTGGAGTCCACAACAATAGCCCGACCGCAAAAATCGGAGTAAAAACTGTCGATCATGATCACTTTGGCCGAGCCACCGTAGGTGCTGACAGTGACAAACAGACTAACGGCTACCGCAAACGTGAAAATGCGGTCCATCCAAAGCCCATCAACTCTGAACAACGTGATCTCAACGCAGTTGGCTTGCTGCCATTGCAAAACCGAATCAGCTTCGCTCCAGTACGTCCAAGCATGAAGTCCGTCAAATTTGCCGATGTCGTAGATCCGGTCAAAAAAGAACCCACGGTAAAAGAACTGACCGGTAATGTTTTCATACTGAGGACGAACCGCAAAATCGGTCAGAACGCCGCGATAGACGTTGTGGAAATGCACCCGGTTCAGGTACAAAGTGCCCACGGTGCTTTCGTTGCGGATGACCCAGTCGCGGACCGCAGGAGTCCAACCCGGCCCTGGTGTTGAGTGGCCTTCTTGAAAAATCGCAATGTCAAACAGACCCGACGATTTCCCAAGGTTTCCGGTAAAACTGACCAACGCGCCTGTGGTCGAGGCGTGGATCAACCAAGTGCCCTTTTCCGGCTTGGTGATGGGGCGTGCGTTGTCAAAATCAAAAAAGCCTTGACCAACAAAACGAACTGACCCGGTAACAAACAGAGTTCCGACAACTCGGTAGCTCTTTGCGCCAAAGTGCAGTTCTATTTGTTCGCTGTTCTGCGCCTGAACGTAATCAATGGCGGTTTGGATTGCAGCGGTGTCATCTGTAACTCCGTCACCAACAGCGCCAAAATCGTCCACGTTGACGATCTGGCGCATTTTGTCTTGAGCTGAAATGGGGTCAGCACCAGTGCCTGCTTGAGTAAACCCGATCCAATCAGAACCGGTGTTCCCAGCAAGGCTTTGAACAGTGCCGACTTGTCCCTTGAATCCAGTGAAGGCTACACCGGAGGCTTGTGCACCGATGCCAGTGGCCTCTGGGAAGTTATAGACCATCGTGGCCTTGCTGTCTTGCACCAAGATGCTGAAATCAACGCCATCGACGTAGACCTGGGCTGGAGTTCCAGAGTTTGAGATGTAGCCATTGATTGTGCGCAGTGGCTGTGCTGCTTGGATGGTCAAGGCTTCGTCAAAATACACCACGACAGGATTTATCTGGGGGTTTAGATTCGGTTGGCCAATCCAGACGTAACCATTGTCCAGTGGCTGCCCGTCACGGTCTTGAAAGACCGGGAAGGGGACTTGAATCGAGAGTGCGGACATTATTGGTTCTCCTTGGATTTGTTCAGGTTTAGATCTTGGGCGTGACCGAAACCACGCAAGCAGCCGTGCGATCCATTTGCGAAAAGTTGCAAGCATTTTGAAATCCTCATGGCTGGTTCTCCTGGATGGTGGATTGTCGCTCAAGGCTGCACGGGTGGCAATGCGTTGAGGGCTTCATTGATTCTGGCCTTGGTGCGCCCTTCCTGGCGCATCTTGATGATCTGGCGCAGGCCTGATGCCACTGGCAATGGCAGGCCTGTGAGTGCACCTGTGGCCCCAGCTTCTGCGATGGCTGCCATGAGTGTGCCTGCTGTGCCTGAGCTGTTGACCAGTGTGCCTGGTGGCACTGTGGTGACGTAGCGCACCACGTCGTCAAGATCGCGCACGGTCTGTGCGTTTTTCTTTCCGAGAAGCACATCCAGGCGGCCATTGGCATCGAGAGCCTGCACGGACTGGTGCAGCTTGGCCGGGGAGATCATGGGGCGGTCTTGTGAGTCCATGCCCATGCCTTTGGTGGCCTCGTCTCTGAGGTGGCGCACGGTGGCCCCTTGCAGCTCTTTCCAGGCCTGCTGGCCATCTTTGCCGCTGGTGACCAAGACGCGCTTCAAAAACGTGATTTCCTCTGGTGAGGAGTTCAGCACGGACTTGCGGAAAACCTGGTCGGCTGCGACCTGTGGGTCTTCCATTCCTTTGCGGTTCTTGATGAGACGGGCAACGATGGCACGGTTCTCAAACTTGCGTGCTTGATCGATGCGAGTCTGACGGGCCTTTTTGTAGAGGTCCCCGCCCATGCCTTCGGTCTCAACGTCAAAGACCCGGCGCAGGCTGCCGCCGTGGAACTGGTCTGCGCCTTCAAAGCCAGCACGCTGGAAGGTTTGGCGCAGGCTTTCTGCCTGGCGCAGTGTGATGGGCTGGGCTACTAGTCTGCCGTCTGCGTCTGGGGCTGCTGCACCGATTGCAATGGCTTTCTGCTGGGCTGCCTTGAGTACCGGGGCCAGATCGCCCTCTGGGATGTTCTCGTTGATGTAGTCCACCACCGAGTTGAGGGTGACGTTGTTCTCCAGTTCGCCAGCTTTTTCGGCTGCTTTGTAGGCAGCGCGGGTGCGGTTCTTGGCTGCTGTGAGTCCTTCGGTCAAAGACTTGACGACAGCGCCGCCTGTGCTGGACAGGTCCATGAGCTGGGCGTCTGTCATATCGACCAATGCGTCGAAGTTCTGCAAGGCTTGCAGGTTGTTTTCCTCGGCACGCTGGCGCAAAGGTCCGCCCAGATCGCTCTTGATTTGTTCTTTCTCGAAGGCCAGCTGCTGTGCGTCCCTGGTGGCCGCGCCTTTGGTGAGGGTGACTGGCACTGGCAGGCTTTCTGCTGTGGTAGCGCGTCGCATGGCCTCTGGGGTAGCTGCTGCACCGCCCGAGACCCGTGCACCAGCTGCTGCTGGGGCTGTGGTGGCCACGGCCGGGGTCTCCATGCCCAAGGTCTCGCGCACGGCTGTGGTGGCCGCTTGCACTGGCCTGGCGATGGCTTGGCCTGTTGCTGTGGCCGCACGCTGGCCTGCTGCTGTTCCGATCTGACGGGCTGCGCCTACGGTTGGGGCTGCGGTGCGTGCGGCTTGCATGACAGCGCCTGGGGCTGCGATTGCAGGCAGGACTGGTGGCAGGACGTTGGCCAGGACTTGGCCCACGGCTTGCACTTGCTCCTGGCCAGCTTGAGTGCGTGGCTGGTAGGTGAGCGCCTGTGCGCCCTTGGCCGCTGCTTGCTCGACCGCACGCATGGCTTCTGGCGTTCCGAACTGACCGGAGAGGATCTGCTGGGACAAGCCCTGGAGAGTTCCGGCCAGCGTGCCAAGCGTGCCACCTGTGGCCGCTGTACCAAGGGCCAAAGCGGTTTCACCAGCGCCAATGAGTTGCTGGCCGATGCTTGGTTGCTGTGGTGCTGGTGCGTTCTGCTGCTGGAAGGTGGCCGTGTTCTCTTCGCCCTTGGCGAGCTGGTAGGCCTGCGCCACGGTGTCGAACTCAGGCGTCCCGCGCTTGGCGGAATTCTTGACGATCCAGGCTGCGTATTCGTCGGCTGTTGCCATTTATTGACCTCCGCGCAGGATTGCGTCAGCTTGCGACCGGATGTTGCTTGTGGCTGCTGCTGGTCGTGGGGTGCGATCTGTGGGGATCTGCTCGACCAGTGGGGTTTGGGCGGCTGGGTTGTAACGCTTGCTGACGTCTTGCACGACGCGCTGCGTGAAGTCGTTGAAGGATTCGCCCGGCTTTGTGGCGTAGTCGCCAGCCTGGAAGGTGTTTCGTGCACGGGTCAGCACGCCGTTGTTGTTGGCCAGCCAGTCGGTCTTGGCGTTGGCCACGGATGCTTCGATGTCTTGCAATTTAGCCATTCCCCGAAGAAAACTCGCCATTGTTTTAGCGTCAGCGGTTTCGGGCGGGAAAGGCTTTAAGGCCAATTGAATATCTGCATCGGTGGCTGGGCCTGGTGGCAATGACTTGATGGCGGCTGAGTTTCGCAAACGTGTGTACTCGTTGCGAAGTTGCGTAAGTCCACCTTGAAAGCCTGTCCCTTTTTTCAGGAATTCTGAGGCGCTGCTAAACACGCCGTAACCACCACCAGCGGCTTCTAATTGTTTTGCAAGATCGTTAAATTGACCAGCCGATTGTTTAGCCGCTGCCGCCGTCACAGCGGATTCGTTGACCAACTTGCGGGTGTCGGCTGGCATTTCATTCATATTTTTTTGAATGGTTGACAGCTTTTCGGCGACCGTGGCCTGCATGGTCTGGCGGTCAAGATTCAACTTGGCGGCTCGTGTGCTGATCTCGCTGTTGATGTTCTTGATCTGTGCAGCGTTCAGATTTAGATTGGCTTGTGCCAGTGGGCCTGCAAACTCTGCCTCGACCTTTGCTTTGTTTGCGTCTGCAACTCGTTTCTCTTGTTCTGCCACCAATCTGGCAGGCGTGTCTTTGGCTTCGGCAACCTTTTTCTCTGCATCCGCGACAGCAGCATTGGCATCTGCGATCTTCTTTTGCAACTCTGGCGGGGCTTGGGCTTCTGCCCTTGCAGTGCTCAAACTCTTATCAATGGTCTCAAAGAATTCCTTTGCGCCTGGGATGCCTGCTGTGCGAGCTGCGAGAGATTTAAAAACAACGGCTGGGCCGCGCTGTGGGTCTGCGGCTGCCTCGGCCATTTGCTCGAACAAGGTGGCGTCTTCCTCATCTCCGCTGTTGCGTGCTGCGAGTGCGTTTTCTTTGGCCTTGCTAATGAAGATTTCCGGATTGGTTTGCAGTGCCGAGAGAAGCTGGCCAGTGTTTTTCAGTGTGTTTTGCTGCTGCTCTTTGCTGATGCCTTCCATGAATGGCAGGAAGGCCTTGGACTGCTCTGGCGAGAGCAGTGAGGCGTAGCGTGCAGCGTCACGCATGGTGGGGTTCGGATTCGTGAAAAATCGAGCCTGTTCCTGCGCGGCCAGTTGCTGCTGGCGTTGTTGCTGTTCTCGAGCAACTTGTTGCTGTTGCAAATCGGCCATTCCAGCGCCGAGCTTGAGGCCTTGCGTTGCCTGAGCAAATGGATCTGCGACTTGTGCTAGATAGTTGATTGGTTCCATGGTGCGCCTTTAAAAGTTCAAGCCAAGGTCTTGGTTGCCGTAGGCGAGACCAGAGCCAAAGCCAGAGGAGCCGATGGGGGTTTGTGAGAATTGGGCTTGCAGGCCTGAGCCTCCACCGCCACCAAACAATTGGCCAAAGCCACCTGCGCCTTGGACTGCACCAAAGGCTTGGTTGATGCCACCCGTGAGGGCGCTTTGCTGGCCAAGGATGCCACCGGCTTGGGCTTGGCCTTGTCTGCCCAAAAGGTTGGAAATGTTTGCACCTGTGGACATGCCAGCATTGCCAACACCGGCTGCTGCGTTCTGACCAAGGCTTGCGAGGTTTTGCTGTGTGCTTTGGCCAACGCTTGCCAGTCCGCCGAGGCGTTCGTATTGTTGATTGATGAGGCTGGAGAGCAAGGCTGGACGAAACTGAGCAAGTGCGCCTTGGACGTTTCCACCACGCAAGCCACCTGTAGCAGATGCGTTTTGGAGGATGGCGTTTTCGCCCTGCTGTTGCATGGCCTGAAACTGTGGGCTTGATTGCAATCCAGCAATGGCTTGCTGCTGTGCTTGTGGTCCTTGCAGACCCAAAAAGGCTTGCTGTTGGCCAAAGGCCTGCTCGCCAGCTTGGGCATATGGTTGAAGGCCTGTAATGCCGCCCCGCCCTGCTTCAACGTAAGGATTTAAAAGTTGTTGAATGGCGTCAAACTGTCGGCGCTGTTCGTCGATGCCGCCTTGGGCTGCTTGTTGTTGGGCTTGTGAGGCTTCACCAACTGCCTTACGCCCTTCGATTGCTCCGCCAAGACCTGCGCCTATTACACCGCCAAAGCCGGGGAGCACGGCATTTCCTACAGCTCCGCCCAGTGCGCTAAGTAAACCCATAAAACACCTCAATATTCATTGGATGCCGCTGGTAGCATTTTCCTCAGCGGCTTGATTTTCCCACATTTTGACGAACCGTCAATCTTCCATTTCAAACTCGCGCTCTTCCCAAGCCTGGCAGGAGCGCAGGTCGTGGCAGATGAAGTCGAATTTGTTGCAGTAGCCACGGAAACCGGCATCGGTGTCCCAATCGTTGCGCGGGATGCGCTCCATCTTGGCCTGGGTCATGGTGCTGTTGTCGTAATACTCGCAGTTTGAGCAACGACGACGACGGGCTTCTTTCTCGTCCACTTGCATGGCCTTGCCCAGCGCGACCCAATACACCTTGTTGGCTGTGGGTTCGTTGCTGGGGTTTTCTGGGCCGAGCATCCAGTCGTCGATCACCACTTGGGTGTTCTTCTTGTTCTCGGCTGCGGTGATGAATTCCTCTTCGACCGGCAGGCCCATGAAGCCCTTGGGCATCATCATGAATTTGTCCATACTGTTTCTCCTTTAAGTGATTTCGCGGCCAGAGGCGCGGATGGTCAGCGAGGTGGCTGCGCTGGAGATGGTGGAAATAAAACTGCCAGGTTCGAGAGCCTGACCAACCAACTCTGGGCAGGTGTAGGTCTCATCGGGTGCGATGGCGCGAGTGTCCATGATCAAGTTGTTTGCACCTGGTGCGCCGCCACTTGTCACCAAGTTGACGCTGATCGTCACGTTACCTGCTGTGGTGTTGGTCACGGTAAATTTGTCAATGATGGCCTTGCAGTTCACGGCTGTGTACTGGGTAGTTTGTGCGTTCTCAGCCTGCTTTGCTGGGATTAGCACCTTGATTGTGACTGCCATAGTATTTCCTTATGTTGGCGCAACGTATGCGGTGATGATGCCATCGGTGAAGGTAAGAGACCCGTCTGTGCCGAGGGTTGTGAGCTTTGCCAATGCTGCTGTTCCAGAGATTCCGCCTGAGGTTGCTACGGTGATGGCGCCGGCTGCATTGGTGATATTGATGCCTGCGCCAGAGGTGAGTGTGGCTTTGGTCAGCGTGTTGCTGGTGCTGTTGCCAATCAGGAGCTGGCCATTGGTGAAGGTGCTTTGACCAGTTCCACCATTTTTTACTGGCAAGATGCCATTGACGTCGTGCTCTAGCTGGACATTGTTACGCACAGGGGCCAGTGCCAGCAACTCTAAAGCCTGAGCAAGCCTGGTGATTTGGGCTAGTGCGCTGTTAGCGGTTGCTGCTGCTGTGTCTGCTTGATACTCAAAGTCGGTTCCCAATATGCCTTGGATCTGATCAACTGTAGAAAACAGTAGCTCGAACTGACGAATCTGCTGCTGGTCGCCAAGGAAAGTTGCAAGCTGGTCGCGGGTAAGGTTGAGCCTGCGGGATGTGGGTGCGGTTGCCATCAGTATGCCAATGCCTCGATCTGCGCCTCAAGGCGAACAAAGGAAATGTGGGCATCACTGTCGCCACGGAAACGCTGAATGCGCCAGTTACGCATGTGGCCCTGCTGAAACCATGCGAGGCGCTTGGCGGTGTTGCCTGTGGTGCCGACTGCGATGCTTTTGTCCTGACTCCATGCAAGGCCGTTGACGCTGTAGCTGGTGCTTATCTGGGGATTCTTGCCAAGGGCCACGCTGCCGGTCAAGCTGACCAGCTCAAGGCGGTTGAAGATCGCGCCGTTGCCCTCGTTGTAGGCGATGATGGTGCCGAATTCCCAGCGGACTTGCTGGCCCCAATGGTGGCCGGTGTTTTGCACTAAATAGCCGATGGCGCTGCTTTGTGGGTCGCCCACTAGCCACTTGTCATAGGCCCAGACCAAATTGCGTGCGCGGTATTGGGTAAAGCCGACAATGGTGCTGGTGAGCGTAAACCAGACCTGATCGCCAAGCGCCTCGGATGCAGATGCGTCGTAGACCACGGTGCGGTCTGGCAGGTGGACGTAGAGGTGCTGGTGGTTCTTGTCGTTGCGTGCTTCCAGTTTGACGGTGGCAAGCTGTTCTTCGGTATAGGTCAAAAGCAGTTGGTCGATTTCCTGTGTGCTGATCTTCTGGGTAGTGGCTGCTGCCCCGATGTATATGCCTGGGGCTTCGTTTCTGCCGCTGCCCAAAAAGGCGATGCGCTCCAAGTAGACGCAGCAGGCAAAGGTGCCGACTACGCCTTTTTGGATTTGAGCGCCGTCGATACGTGCGAATGGGAACAAGTCGCCGCCTACGTTGTCGAACACTTCGATAGTGTTGCGGTTGAGTGCATAGACCTCGTTTCTGAGCTTGAGCAATGCAACCACTGGATCTGGGTCCACCTCTGAGCTTCCGTATTTGAGGGGGTTGACCTGGGTGGGATCGTTCAACTCGGTGACGATGAGGAACTCGCCGTCGGTGGTCATGAAGTAACCGTCAACCCACACCAAGTCTAAAACGACACCCAAGTCGGTGTCTGTTACTTGCGTGAGTGCGCCGTTCCAGTAGTACAGGCGACCACCGGATACGATGGCCAAGCGGTCGAAGCTGTAGTCGAACGTCACTGAGGTATTGACTGGCCCACCAACATCGCCCAGAACTGTTACCGCACCGGTGCTGGCCACGGTCACTAGCTTGGAGCCCATGACTCGATAGCAGATGCCCTGCCAATTGACACCGCCACGGTCTGTGCCTGGGCCTGCGCCGTTGGCCACGATGCCGTCACCGGGGCGCAGGAAACCGTTGCTGATGCCAGACTGCTTGGGCACTGGCACCATGTTGACCGGGTAGGAGGTGCGCAGCTCTGGGGTAGAGTCGGCATAGATGCCGTTGAGGATTGGGATTTGCATGGCTTACCACTTAACCTTTGATGCCCACCATGCTGCGCTCAGTTTGCCCTTGGCAATGTTGTCAGCGTGCCGAGCTTTGAATGATTCGCGCCGCGCTTGGCTGGCCTTGGATTCGCCCTCTTTTTTGGGAGAGCCGGACACGCCTTGTTGACCGAAGCGAATGGTTTTCACCTCGTCACCAGACTTGGCCACCACAACGTGTGACTTGGTAGGGTGCGAAGGCGTGCGCTTGGGCTTGTTGTAGCCCTCGACGCCTGCGCGTGCCAGTCTGGTGTCTTTGGTGGCCATGGTCAGAAACTGATGTAGAGCTTGAAGGCTTCCAGCGTGACGACGTTGTTGGCCGTTGCTGGTTGCGCTGTGAAAGCAAAGGTTTGGTTCTGCGTTGCGTCCACGTTCAGCACCACGTTTGCGCCAGTGGAGAGACCGTGGCCGACCTGGTTGGCTGCGTTGCTGATGACCTGAGAGCTGCCACGGTTGCACATGAGCTTTTGAGCGCAGGCGCTGGCGTTGTTGGCCGCGCTGACTGCCATGAGCACGCCGCCGCCGTAGGTCATGCCGATGTTCTTGGCTGCTGCGCTGTTGGTGAGGCTGTAGAGCGCATCGATCTCCATGCCGCCGCCGACGCCCATTGACCAGCCTGGGACAACAACAGACGCCAAGGTGACAGCTGTGTTGGCCACGGCTGCGACTGCGACGCCGTACCAGACCAGGGCTGTTTGCGTGCCGGACTGTGTGCCGCTGGTTGTAACTGCTGCGCCGCCTGCCGAGGTGGAGACTGTGAAGGTGTTGGCCGACAGCACGGTTTTGACGTAGTACGTGGTGTTGATGGCTAGGCCTGTGGGCAGTGCGCCTGTGGTGGTGAAGCGGATCGTGTCGTTGACTGACAAGCCGTGGCCAGTCCATGTGACCACGCCAGGGGCTGCGATGCTGATGGTTACGGTGGATGCGATGTAAGGCAAGTCGATGGTCACCTCGTCTGTGGCCGTGTCAGCGTCCAGCACCTCATAGAAGCCTGTGGTGGCTGTGCCGCCAGTCCAGGTGATAAACAGGTCTGAGCCTTGCGCGACTGCATTGGTAAGGCCATGCACGCCTGCGCTGACCAGCTTAACGTCGCCTGCGTCGTCGTCATAGGTCAGGGTCACAAAGGTGGCCGCAGGTTGCACCAAACTTACAGGCTCAAGGCTGCCAAGCACCAGCGCAGGGAAGCTGCGCAGCTTGGGCTGTGTGCTGATGTCGTATTCGACCTGAGCGTTGCGGCTGGAGATGCGGATGACGCGATCTTGACCGTATGGGCCAAAGGTCTGGGCGCTGTTAAACAGGCTGCCGATGGTGGTGTAAATCCATGCTTGGCCTGGGTAGGCTGTTTGAAGTTGGACGGTGGTGGGCTCGTTGCCTGTGCTGCCGATGCTTATCAACTGGCCTGCCGCGATTGGCAGATCAACGTCGTTGGTGGTGGTCGATGGCTGAATGAACATGGGGATCTCCTTGGATGGGGTTTAAGCGATGCGATACCAGCTGTTGGTGGCCTGCACGAAGCGCACTCGGAAGTTGTCTTGCGCGGCCAGCGTTGTGGGCGCGCCGTAGAGCTGTGCAGCGCCGTTGGCCGCAAGCGTGAATGTGGTGATCTGCTGTGTGGTGGTGACCAAGACCTCGGTTCCGTCTGGCGTCTGAGTGTTCAAAGGCAGCGTCACTGTTCCTGTGGCCAAGGTGCCAGCGGGCTGAATCAGCATCCACTGTTGCTGTGCGACTGGTGTCGGCACGGCCACGTTGAAGCCAGTGCCTGGCGTGAAGATGCTTGTCGCCAAAGTCGGAGAGGCGAAACTTTGCTGGAAGTATTGCAGCAGCTGGCTGATTGAAACCCTGCGTGCGTCGCCGTTGTTGGGCACGTAGATCGGGAGCTGGTCGCCACCGGATACTTGCGTGAGGGGTGAAAGTTGGTTGATCGTTGGCATGGGTGCGGTTCCTCAGTTGTATTCGATGGGGCCATCGCCACCGGCCAGGACTGGATCGACGGGCGGACGGATGAAGGGGTTGTCGTAGACGCGCCAGGGCTTGTTGCCTGCGCCTGCTGGCATGGTGCTGGGCAGTTGTTGCTCCATGGGCATGGCTGCGCGTGACAGGAGCGTGTTGTACGACTCTTTGGCGGTGGCCTTGGTGTCGGGCATCACCTGCTTGCCGTAGGACGGGGCCAGCTTGATCGCCAGGTTGGTGTAGATTGCCTCGTTTGAGCTGTCTGGGACGTTGGTTTGCTCGTCGAGATCGCTGTCTTGGGGGCTGGATGGCAGAGGGTAGCCGAGGCGGATGCCGAGGGCGTTCCATGCGGCCATCATGGTGTCCAAGCGCCGGAGGGCAGATTGCATTTGCTCTGGCCCGAGGTCAAAGGCGTAGGAGGCCAGTCCGATCTCGTCGAAGGCCTGCTCGATAAATTGGCGCTTGGTCCATCCCATTGTCATTCTCCAGTTGGCGCGGACAGTCTGTCCTGGATCAATTGTCCCAGCTTTTTGTCCTTTGTGCGACCGTCGAAGCGGATGCCGAGTTCTGTGGCCTTGGCCTCCAGCTCTGCGCGGGTGGGGGCTGCGTCGTCTTCTGGGGCTGTGTCCACGACTTGCACGGCCTGGGCTTCTGCCTGGGCTGCTGCTGCGGCTTGTTCGGCCAGCAGGCGGTGGTTGATGCCGTCGATGGGCTTGGAGGGCTTGCGCACCTTCACGGGCTTTTTGCCCTTGCGGTGTTTGGGGGTGAGGATTCGTTCCTGCATCACTTGGCCTTTTTCTTCATGGGCTTGGCTGTCTTGGCGGCTGCTTTGAAGTCTGCGGCTGTGGGTGCGCCTTTGGCACCGGGCTTGCGCATCTTCTCTTTGCTGCCTGCCGCGATGCGTTCGCGCTTGGCGTTGATGTTGGCGTAGAGACCTGGTTTCATTTCATGGCCTTCTTGGGTGCTTTGCTGGGTTTGCCTGCTGCCTTGGCTGCTTTCTCGGCTGTGCTGAGTGCGATGGCCACGGCTTGCTTCATGGGCTTGCCTGCTTTCTTTTCCATCTTGATGTTCTTGCCGATGGACTTGCTCGAATAACCTTTGGTCAATGGCATGGGGTTCTCCTATTGCAAAAAGGGGGGCCGAAGCCCCCCAGTTTTTTGGCCAGATTACTGGTTGAACAACAAGATGCCGGACATCTCAGGGTTCTTGTTGACCACGCCGAACAGGGTGTCCATGCGGTACTTGATGGTCATGCTGTCGATGTCGTAGAACTTCTGCAAGACCAACTCGATGCCCTGGTCGGTGGTGGCACGCATCACTGCGACGCCAGCATCGGAAGGCACTGCGTAACGGCCAGGCAAGATTTCCAACGAGTCACGCTGCCAGAACACGTTGACCGAAGCGGCGTTGACGTTCAAGAAGGTGATTGCGGCTGCGTCAGCTGCGATGGCCACTTCCACGTTCTTGTACTGCAACTGAGCATCGGTTGGGCCTGTAACACCAATAGTTTGAGCGCCGATGATTGGAGGAGTGATCACCAAACTTGTGCCACCGGCTGGAACGCTCACGACACGGAAGGTCTTGAGCTGGCCTGTGGATTGCTTGGTGATGTGGTGCACTGCATACACCTCGGCAATGGTGAAGGCATCGCCAGGGGCAATGTTGGCCGATGTGTTCACGGTCACGGTCTGGAAGCGGTTGTCCACGTTGATCTGGCCGCCGACGGATGTCGATGTGGCTTGAGGAGCGTAGTTCGCTTGTGTGTTCGAGCCGTTGGTATCGATGCGAACACCAGAGCCACCAGCTGCTGCTGTTTGACGGTTGGCGTAGTCCATCTTGTAGGTGTCGAAGCCTGCGACCATGCCGACGTAAGAGCGCTCATAAGCCTTGTCGGACTTCTGGTTGCCGAAGCTGCGAGCAGTGCCAACCAAGTTACCGGCCAAGCCGTTGTAGTCGCGGCTGGACAGGGCCATGAAGCGGTCGTAGTCAGGCACGCCTTGCTCGTTCATGATGGCGTCGCACAGGGCCACGTCGTCATAGTCACCGGCAGCGGCTGCGATTGGCACAACCAACGAACCCAGGCCAGCGGCAGAGTTCATGATGGCGATGTTGATGTCGCTGGCCAGCTTTTGCTTGGCGGACTCACCGAGGCGGCCTTCTTGCAAAGCGTCGCGCAGTTCGAGGGTGGTCATTTCCCAAGGCACGGTCTTGCTGAAGCCCAGAGTGGCGGGTACGGCCAACTGTGTCATGCCCTGATAGCCAGGGATCGCAGTACCGGGGGTGCTGTTGATCGACTGAGCGATGTAGGGCTGTGGACGCCAGATGGTGTTGTTGGCGCGTTCCATCATTGTCTGATCTGTGCTGTAGATGTTGACGTGACGGGACAGGACCAGCGCGTCCTGGAAGCCTTCGAGGAGGTCTTCAAAGGCAACGCGCTCTTCTTTCGAGAAACTATTGGACATGGTATTTCCTTAAAAAATCATTTGGATGAAGCTGCTCGTTTCTGCGACTTGTACTGAATGACCTTGGTCATGTTGCCAGTACGGGCAGCTTCTTCGCGCAGCCGTTCGAGGGTTGAGTCCACCGCCCCAGAGACTCGGCCAGTTCCTGACACGATTCTTTCGGGCGGCGGGGCTGCCTTGCGGTTGGTAACTTTCAAGTCTTTCTCCAGTTTCGCTACCGCAAAGGCAAACTTTACGGGGTCTTTGATGGCGGCCAGTTCCTGCGCCTTCTTGGGGTTTTTTCCGAGTGCGTAGACGACGAGGGCGGGATTGTCCGCACCTTGCAGCATGACGCCTTGCTGGGTGACGTTGAACAGCTCCTGGGCCACGGCCTCGGCGTCTTCAAAGTCTTTGACTCGCAGCTCGGCTTTCGCCTTGCCGTAGCCATCCAGTTTGGCTTGCCAGGCTTTCTGCTGATTCATAACTTCAGCTTCTTGCTTGGCGTTGGCTTCGTCGGCTTTGCGCTTTCGCTCAAACCAATTGGCCAGTGCTTCCTCAAACTTGTCGGCGTCGTAATCGTGATCTTCCAACTTAGGCTTTGCCCCCAGCACGACCGG